GATGCACACCATGTATGACAGTAAGGCAGGTGAGCGTGGTATCTTCAGCCGTGTGGCAGCCCAGAATGTTGCAAAGAGAAATGGCCGTAGAGACCATGAGCAGGACTTTGGTACTAACCCATGCTCTGAGATTATTCTGCGTAGCAATCAGTTCTGTAATCTGTCTGAGGTTGTAGTAAGGGCTGACGATGACTTGGTATCTCTCAAAAATAAAATAGAGATTGCCACAATTATAGGTTCGCTCCAAGCAACGCTAACAGACTTTAGATACCTTAGAAGTATTTGGAAGAAAAACACTGAGGAAGAAGCCCTGCTTGGTGTAAGCCTTACAGGTATATGTGACCACTACCTATTAGGTAAGGATGGCAAAGACCTGGAGAGATGGCTTAAGGAGATGAAAGATGTTGCTGTTACAACTAACAAGAAATGGGCTAACAAGCTTGGCATTGCTCAGTCTGCGGCTATTACTTGTGTTAAGCCAAGCGGTACTGTGTCTCAACTTGTTGATTCTGCTAGTGGTATACATCCTCGCTTTAGTAAGCAGTACATTCGTAGAGTTCGTGCAGACAAGAAAGACCCGCTTGCTGAGTACATGTCAGTAGCAGGGTTCCCTGTGGAACAGGATGCAATGAACCAGTCATCTGTAGTGTTTAGTTTCCCAATCAAAGCCCCTAAAGACAGTGTTGTTGTCAAAGATGTTGGTGCTATGCAACAGCTTAGACTATGGAAAAAGTACCAAGACCATTGGTGTGAGCATAAGCCAAGTATCACGGTCTACTACACAGATAATGAGTTCTTTGAGGTGTGCCAGTGGCTATGGGAAAACTTTGACTCTGTATCTGGAATCAGTCTACTCCCCGTCAGCGACCATGTATATCAACAGGCTCCCTATGAGGACATCACTATGGAGCAATACAAAGAGCTGTTAAAAGCAATGCCTAAAGAAATCAATTGGGATGACTTGCAACACTTTGAGCAGGAAGACAACACAACAGGCTCTCAGGAGTTAGCTTGTGTGGGTGGAGCCTGTGAAATTGTGTAGTTTACAATCCACTAGGGCATTAATACCCGCCATATAAGAGGACTAATATGTCTAAAAATAAACAAATAGATTACATCCCCGCACATGGACACCAACTACTTGAGATGCTTGAAGATGTCTTTCCAGAGGAATCTGCCAGATTAGAATGGTCTGACAGAGAGGTTTGGTATAAGGCTGGTCAAAGGTCAGTTGTCCAATGGCTGTTAGAGTTGAAGAGGCGGGAAGAGAACCCTAACCCAGAGGATTAATATAATGTGCCCACCAGCAGTACAAGCTGCCTTAATTATGGCAGGAACTACCGCAATCGCTACTAAGTATCAAAGCGACCAAAATAAAGCGGCAGAAGAGAGGCAAATAAAAAGGCAAAAAGAGGCAGAAAAAAGAGCCGCTGCTGAACGTAATGCTCAGGAGCAGAACACGCTTAGTGAAGCTTCTCCACTCTTAATTAAACAAGGCGGTAAATCTAGTAAAGGATTATCTCAGCTTAAAGTAGCTGGCTCTAGTTCCAAGGGTTACAACTCTTTAGGCATGGGCGGTAGCAATTCTACTGGTTTAAATATCGCAAACGGATAGGACTAAGTTATGAACGAGACCACTTCCTGCGCCAAGCGTTATCATAAACTTGCAGCCGACAGGGAGATTTATCTCGATAGAGCTAGGGAGTGTTCCGAGTTGACGCTTCCTGCTCTGATAACTCCTGAAGGTTTTAGCTCTGCAACCGAACTATACCAACCTTTCCAGAGCATCGGTGCTAGGGGCGTAAATAATTTAGCCTCTAAGCTAATGCTATTGTTGCTCCCCCCTAACTCACCCTTCTTCCGTTTAGCTATGGACACCAAGACCAAACAGGAATTGGATGGAGAAGGAGAGCTAAGGGCAGAGATAGAGCAGGGGCTTGCAGGTATTGAACGTGAGGTCATGGGCGAGATTGAAGGCCGAGCCTTGCGTGTCAATGTATTTGAAGCCTTAAAGCATTTGATTGTAAGCGGTAACGTATTAGTACACCTACCAAAGAAAGGTGGCTTGCGTGTATTCCCTATGTCGAGTTTCGTTGTAAAACGAGACCCAGCAGGGGAACTGTTAGAAGTATTGCTTGAAGAAACTGTGTCACCTAAAGCTTTGCCAGAAGGCATTGACGAGGTGGATTACACTGGTGATGAAGACCTCAAGTTATACACAAAGATTTATAGAGAGAACTCTGATTATTACAGAGTCTACCAAGAGGTTGAGGGCAAGGTTGTCCCAAACTCAGAGGGTCGCTACAAGAAAGACCTAATGCCTTGGCTTGCGCTACGCATGGTTCACCTTGATGGCGAAGACTATGGTCGCTCTTTCGTGGAAGAGTATCTAGGAGACCTGAAGTCCCTTGAAGGACTGATGGAAGCGTTGGTTAGCTCCGCAGCAGCCAGTGCTAAACTGGTGTTTATGGTGCGCCCTAACGCCAGTGTCCGAAGAACTGACCTAGCCCAGTCACAGAATGGTGATGTAATCCTTGGTGACCCTAACGATGTCAAGGTACTGCAAACTGAAAAGTACCCTGATATGCGTGTTGTACTTGAAACTGTACAACGTATCGAAGACCGACTTTCCTATGCGTTCCTCTTGAACACAGCTATCCAGCGTAATGCTGAGAGAGTGACTGCTGAAGAGATACGCTTTATGGCTCAAGAGTTAGAGTCTGCCCTTGGCGGTGTCTACTCAATACTGAGTCAGGAAATGCAGCTTCCTGTAGTAAACATATTAATGAACAGGATGTCTGCCGCTAAGAAGATTCCTAAGCTACCTAAAGGTACTGTCACTCCAGTTATCATTACTGGTGTGGAAGCACTTGGCAGAGGAAACGACTTAAACAAACTACGCACTTATATCCAAGACCTAGTACAGCTTGCTCAGGTTTCTCCTGAGACTATACAACGAATCAATTTCGGTGACCTTGTTGCACGACTCGCAACGGGACACGGCATTGACACGATAGGTCTGATTAAGACTGAACAGGAACTAAAAGCTGAGATGCAAGCACAGCAGGAAGCTCAACAACAGCAGATGATGCAGGAAGCATTAAAAGATTCTGCACCTGGAGCTATTAGAGAAGTTGTGAAGGCAAACTCTCAGCAACAACAGGTACAATAAATAATGGCAAAAACACCCGAAATGACTTTGAAAAAAGATAACCCGAAGGCTGCTCCAGTTAAGAAGGCAACTAAGACTGAGTATCCTGCGTGGCCTGGAACCGAAGCTGCTGAAGTAGGCGTAAAGTACATCAACGCTAAAGGCAATATTATTCAGCGGGGTAGATAACCTATGGTTGAAACAGTACAGGTAGAAGGAAATGTTACAGGTTCTGAAGCTCCAGTGGAGCAAACTCAAGAGTCTCGTCCTGAATGGTTACCAGAGAAGTTTAATTCTCCTGAAGACCTTGCTAAAGGATATAGTGAACTGGAAAAACAATTCACTCAGTCTCGTCAAGAAGCAGCTCAAGCTCAAAAAACAGAGAGTAGTAATGAAGTATCGCAAAGCGAAACTGAAGCTGTTGCTGAAGCTAGAGAAGCAGTTGAAGACGCAGGATTAGACTTTGATGCAATGCAACAAGAGTTTGCCGATAACGGTGAGCTATCAGAAAAAACTTATAAAGACCTAGAAGCTAAAGGCATCCCAAAGGAAATGGTTGATGCTTATGTAGAAGGTCAGGAGGCTAAAGCCGAGGCGTATTCCCAAGAACTTTATGGGTTTGCTGGTGGTGAGGAAGCCTACCAAGAGGTGTCCCAGTGGGCATCTGAAAACTTATCTGATTCAGAGATTGACGCTTTTAACAGCGCAATCACATCAGGTAATCAGTCTCAGGCAAGACTAGCTATTGATGGTCTGGTATCGAGATACAGGGATAACGGTGGTGCAGAACCTACACTCGTAGGTGGTAAAGCCTCTGCCTCTGTTGATACTTATAATAGTTGGGCGCAAGTTACCAAGGATATGGGAACACCTGAGTATAAGAAAGACCCAGCTTTCAGAGACGCTGTTCAGAAAAAGCTCTCACGAAGCACACTTTAACCAGCCTACTCAGGCTGTTAAACAATTCTGTTATCCCCAAAAAACAGTAAGGCTCTCTGCGGAGAACACCCTTTCCAGTGAAGTAAGGATTAGCGAATTACACCCTTAATTTACTAACCAAAGGAGACATACAATGGCTAACGCTTCTGTATCCCAAATTGGTAAGGTCAACAACGCTGGAACTGCTGACGCTCTGTTCTTAAAACAGTTCAGTGGAGAAGTCCTTACAAGCTTTGAACAAGCTACTGTTACTGCCGACAAGCACATGATTCGCACCATTGCTAACGGCAAGTCTGCACAATTCCCTGTGATGGGCCGAAGCTCCGCTTCTTACCACACCCCTGGTAACGAAATCACTGGAACTGCACTAAACCATGCTGAGAAAGTTATTACTATTAATGACCTTCTTATCAGCAACCACTTCATTGCGAACATTGATGAAGCTAAGAACCACTACGATGTACGCTCAGTCTACTCTTCTGAGATGGGTCGTGCGCTTGCTTTCCAAATGGACAAGCACGTTCTTCAAACCATGCTTCAAGCCGCTGCTGCCTCTGCTAACGTAGGCGACTCTGGCTATGCTGCTGGTACTATCATCACTGATGCCGACTCCAACACTAACGCTGACTCTTTGATTGGTTCAATCTTTGACGCTGCTGAAGCTCTGGATGACGCTTACGTTCCTGCTGAAGGCCGTTACTGCTTCCTGAAGCCTGAGCAATACTACTTGCTCGCCAATGCTTCTAAAGCTATCAACGTAGACTTCAGTGGTCGTGGTTCTATTGCTGACGGTTCTGTGCCACAAGTTGCTGGCATCAACCTGATTAAGACACCTCACTTGCCTACTGGCAACATTACTTCTGGTGTCGATGCAGGTACTGGTAGCCGACAAGCTGTCAACGCTTCTAACACCACTGCTATCATTGCTCACACCTCTTCTGTAGGTACTGTGAAGCTGATGGACTTGGCTGTTGAGAGCGAGTACGACATTCGCAGACAAGGAACCTTGATGGTTGCTAAGTACGCTATGGGCCATGGTGTCCTACGTCCTGAAGCTGCTGTTCAAATCCAGACTGCTTAAACCTTCTAGCGGGAGTCCTTAATTGGGCTTCCGCTTTTTTTTACTTTAAGAGGAATTATCGTGGCTATAGTTACACCTACATCAGAACTAGAAGCTGTAAATGTAATGTTATCAGCCATCGGTGAGGCTCCTGTATCTAGTTTAGATGACCCTTCTTTAGTTGATGCTGCTCTAGCACAGTCAATCCTTGGAGAGACATCTGTTGAGATTCAGACCCGTGGATTACATTGCAACACAGAGATTAAGTTTCCACTTGTGCCTACAGTTGATGGTGAGATTCAAATACCTACCAACTGCGCCAGAATTGATACAACAGATGTGTCTAGTGATATAGATGTTACCCAGAGAGGTAACAGGCTGTATGACCGAAACGAAAGAAGCTACACATCTTTTAAAGAAAAAATATATGTGGACATGGTTCTTCTGTTTGGATTTGAAGAGCTACCACAACACGTTAAACGGTACATAACCGTTAAAGCTGCTAGGCGTTTTCAAGCCCGACTTGTGGGTTCAGAGACACTAGCTGGTTTCACTGCCGCAGACGAGCAGGAAGCCCTTATAGAATTTGAGAGGGGCGAAGCTATAACTGAGGATAGCAACATCCTTACAGATAGCTACGACACCTATAAAATTATTTCCAGAGGTTCACCTCGAAGAACGACAAGGTAATGAGATATGGCATTAGTATCTACCAGCATACCCAACTTATTGAATGGGGTCAGTCAACAGCCTTCACCGTTACGTCAGGTCACGCAGGGAGAAACTCAAACTAATGCACTGTCCTCAGTAATTGATGGGCTTATTAAACGTCCACCTACAGAACATATTCATAAACTTCTGGACAACTTTGGAACCACTTCAAAGAACGCAGCCGTTCACTTAATAGATAGGGGCGATAGCAATAGACACTTTGTTGTTGTTAAAGCGACAGCCACTACATCAAACCTCTGGGTATTTGATATAAGCGGAAACTTAATTAGTACAGTTACAAATAATTCATACCTATTCTGTACTGACCCATCAAAGGAACTAGAGTTTCTGACTGTTGCTGATTACACGTTTATTCTGAATAAGACTAAAACTACAGCAATGAACACTGCTACAGTTCCTGGCTCTTTAATTACTAATGAGAAATACCAAGGCTTTGAAGACCTACCAGTTGAGACTGCTACACACCATGTAGGTGATGGGAATACAAGAAGATTCCCTGTAGGTTTTAATTTTCATGACGCAAGCGATTTAACAGTAAAAGTAAACGGTACATCGCAACCTTTAAATGTTGCTGGAGCCGTTGGTGGATACTTCTTAGAAGACGACAATAAAACAATAAGATTACAAGTAACCCCTTCTAATTACTCAACTATAGTATTCAGTTTAGACCCACCAGTAGGTGACATCTTTGAAGTAATAGGCGATAAGGGTAATGCCTTTGACAGCTTCTATGTTAAGTCAGTATCTAAGAGTGCCTACGAAGAGACCGCACGACCAGGAATTACCTACCAGTTAGATGCTAGTTCGCTTCCCCATGTTTTAACCCCAAACAATTCAGCTAACCCATCAGCCTTTACTTTCAGTTCAGCAAGCTGGCTGGAGCGAGCAGTGGGTGATTTAGATTCTGCTCCTGACCCATCCTTTGTGGGTAAAAAGATTTCTAACATGTTCTTCTACAAAAACCGTTTAGGTTTCTTAAGTGAAGAGAATGTTATCTTTAGCGCAGCAGGAGATTACTTTAGGTTCTTCCCTAAAACCGTGACAACTGTGCTGGACGATGGGCCAATAGATATTACTGCAAGTCATACTAAAGTATCATTACTAAACCATGCGATACCGTTCAATGAATCGCTTACTTTGTTCTCTGACCAATCGCAGTTTACCATAGAAAACACTGGAAACCTAACACCTAAAACAATCTCAATTGTACCAAGTACAGAGTTTGAGAATGATTCTAATGTGGCTCCAGTTGGTGCTGGTAACTACCTATACTTTAGCACAAAGAAAGGTGACTTTTCTAGTGTAAGAGAATATTATATTGAAGCAGAAACTGTGATGTCAGATGCTTTAGAAGTAACTGCACATGTACCTAAATATGTTCCTGCTAACTTAGTCAAATTAGCTACATCAAGTAATGAAGATATTCTATTTGCATTATCTTCTAACACCAGAAGTAAACTATATGTTTACAAATGGTATACCGATGGTAGTCAAAAGTTACAGTCAAGCTGGTCTACTTGGGAGTTTTCTACTGATGTAGCCATACTCGATATACAAGTAGTCGAAAGTAGCCTATATATGGTGATAAATCGTGGAGATGATTTGTTCCTAGAGAAGGTTGACTTACAGTACCTAGACGACACAGGACTAGGCTTCTGTGTGAGGGCTGACCGTAAGGTTTCTTTGACAGGCACTTATGACTCAAACACAGACACTACTAGCTGGCAGTTACCTTATGAATACAGTGGGCCAATGCATGCCGTTAAGTCAGGCTCTTGGCCTGAACGAAAGGGAGCCAACATCACAAATACTAGGCCAAGTACAACTACTGTATCAGCATCGGGCGACTACAGCGGTTACCCAGTTCTAGTAGGCGTTCCCTATGATATGACGTATGAGTTCTCTACTCAGCATGTCCGAGAGAAGAACGGAACGCAGTCAATACAGTCTGGACGCTTACAGCTACGGACTATGCGTGTTAATTACGAGAACACTGGTTACTTCAAGATTGAGGTTACACCTACAGCAAGACCTACCTATTCCTACGAATATACAGGTGTGGTACTAAACCAGTTAGGTTCAACCATTGGTGATGTTAGTTTAGCTGATGGTACTTATAGGTTTCCTATCCAATCTAAGAATGACCGTGTATCGATTAAGCTGGTCTCTGATAGCTACCTACCGTGTGCCTTCCAAAATGCAGAATGGGAAGGCTTCTACAACATAAGGTCTAAGAGAATATAATGCTTAAAATAGTAAATGCCCTTCAGCGGGATGCTGTTAATTTAGCACCCCGTTTGAGGGATATAGATGTACTTGAAGTCAATGCTGTTGGAAGCACTCCAGAAGTAAGCTTATTAAAAAGTTTTAGCTTACCAAATACTAGAGTGCTTTCAGGCATAGACTCTGAGACAAAAGAAATCATATTTATGTGTGGTGTGTGTGACTCTACAGATGACCCTGACATAGGTGTCATTTGGATGTTAGCTTCCCCTTCTATACACAACCACAAAAGAGATTTATTAAAATTATCTAAACCCACCATAGATGACTTATCTAAGCCCTACAAAGCTGTATATAACTTTGTTCATAAAGACAACAGAACCAGCATAAGATGGCTGGAATGGTGTGGGTTTACAGTAGATAAGACTCAGACTTACGACCAAGGCGGGGAAGATTTTTACTTGTTACTAAAGGAATCATAAAGATGTGTTCACCTACCCAAGGCGCAATGGCAGGACTCCAGCTAGGGTCATCCTATATGGCACAGAAGGGCCAAGCGGAAATGCAGGAGTTAAGTAATGAAGCCGCAAGGGAGTCTGCCCAACTAGCTTATCAAACTGACAAGAACATACTTATCCGCAGAAGACAGGAAGAAGGCGAAGCGTTTGCTCAATCAAACTTTGACAGGCAACGCAGGGCTATGGAGCTAGAAGCTCAGGCTAATGTAGCTGCGGGTGAGGCAGGGGTCTCAGGAATATCTGTAGATAGAATCACTAGAGACATCGCAAGGCAGTCTGGAGAGGTAGGGCAGAGGGCTAAGAAGTCCTATGAAAACAGATTGGCTGCTATAGATGACCAACAGGCCAGAGCAATCAATACCATGATGGGTAGGATGGCTAATCTACCTCCAGTCCTTCAGCCTAACCTTTTGGCTACGGCACTTAATGTCGGTTCACAGTATATAACGGATGAAATGATAGCTAAGGCTGATGCTTGGATTGATAAGAAAACAGGTAAGAAACCAAGTAAAGGCGGTAGCAAAACAAGTGGAGATAAGTAATGGCTAGACAACCTACAGAAAACCTACAGGGCTATGGTCAAACCAGTTCCCCTTCTGCTGCTCCTATAGACTCCTTCACAGGCGCACCTTCTGTGCCTAGAGAGACAGCTGCTACTCAGCTTGCACAGGCGTTAAACGTAATGGGTGGTTCAGTCGCTAAGGCAGGAGCTAAGGCAGCGGCTAAGAAGAAACATGAAGAAGAGGAACTAGCAAAGATAACGGCTGCTGCTCAAGCAGAACAAGACGAAGGCTATGTCAGTGCAGTTCAAGTAGGCGAAGGTAATCCTGCCCTATCAATTATAAACCAAGCTTCTATTGCAGAAACTGCTGCTCAGAATAGAGCTTACGCAAGCACCTCTGCTCTTTTTCAAAGCTTCCTAGCTGATGATGACCTTGTAGGTAACCCCGCAGAAATGAATCAGCGTATCGCTGCCCATAAAGCTTCTATTATGGAAGCAACTAAAGACATGCCTTTTGCTGGCGCGGGAGCCATGCAGGGGTTTAATAACGCTCAAAGGGAAATGACTCCTTCTGTGTTGAGTAGACAAGGGGTATTGCTTAGGGCAGCAGGGGCTAAGTCTATAGCAGACTCTGTGGCTGAAATCGCAGGGAAGATAGACTTTAGCTCTCCTGAAGGAGCCTCAGATTTTATGCTACGCATACAACAGAAGGATGACGTTATTGATAAGACCTATCCTAACGGTAAGGCTGAAAGAGCAGCCGCATGGAGAGAAGGTATTGTTAATCACGCTCTTATGGTTAGGGATGTTACAGTCCTAGAAACATTAAGACAAGGCTGGCTTAAAGAATCTGGTGAGATAACTGATAACAGGATAAGCCAAGCTGCCTTGCAGATTACGGAGCTGGCTGTCCTTGATATGGAACTAAAAAACAA